ATTGTGCAGAATCACTTGTACTGCTTATAAGATTACCTTCTGAAAATGTTGGTGCGTTAGATGTTGGCACATTTAGTGGATTTAATGTTGCAAAATTATTTGTGCAAGTATCGGTAGATTGATCTGTTGCGGCTAGATTAGATGGAGTAAAATCATTGTTGTTTCCAGACACGTCATCACCTAGTGCTGAACTATCTTCAAAATCTAGATAATAACCATGACTTCCAAAAGTTAATCCTGAAACATCAATCGGTTTCCATATTGTCGGACTATCTTCATCAAATTCACCAAATTCCGAAGCATCAGTTGATGTTGTGCCATCTAAAAAAACTGCTTCACACATATATCCGTCAAAGTGTTCTGAATTTGCAACACTTTGAAAACCTAATCCAATAGTTGAAGCGGCTGTACCTTTTGACATCATACTTTCTTGATTCAAAGCTGGGAAATCTGAAGTTGCAAAACTTGTTTCCCTTGAACCATTTACAAAAAATCTAATTCTATCTGATGATGTGGAATTATCAGAGTCCCAGACAACAACAATGTTATACCAACTAGAAAAATCACGGAAAACCCTATTTGTTACTAAATTATCACTGTTAGACCCGTCTGATGAACTATATTCTAATTGATCTGAACTGTTAAAAAATATTGAAGCAAATTGGCTTCCACCGCTATTTCTACAATGTAGTAATCTTTTTGTTGCACCACCACTTGATCTTTTTACCCAAACAGAAAATGTAAAATTTTTTAAATTACCATCTGATGAATTTACTCTAGTTAGTTGTGGGCCATCACCATCATTATATATTATTGAATTAGCTACGTTATAAGCTTTTACAACCTTAGCTCCTGGATAGAGAAAACCATTAATTGGCATTAAACCTCCAGTGTTGGTAGGTCACCAATAGGCCTTGTAACAGACCCATCCTCTTGTTCTGTGTAAGTGTATAAAGTTTCTAAAGCTGGAGTGTCCAATGCATTTGTAATTGCTGTTTCCATTTCAGCTGCTTTTGTTCTGACCGCTGCTCTGTGTGTTGTGATTGAAGATGGTACCGCTGTGCCTGCATCTGCTTTTCTAATAATATACCAATCTGTCTCTTGTAATATACTAGCAGCTTGTTTTTTAATTGTTTCAATTAAATTATATTTTAATCCTCTATAAGCAACGTCTCCAACATCTTTGCCCTCTGGTATTAAACCATTTGTTTTATCTAAAGAGGTATACAAAGTGTCCGCATGTTTTTTAGCGGTTGCAGTTCCCCATGATCTAGTGACTTTATTATTAGCAAATGTAAAAGACTCATTAGTATTAATGTACCATTGTTCATCTTTAAAATTTGTTGAGTCAGTTTCAACTTCATAAATTCCAATAGCTTCTTTTTCACTTTTAGTCCATTTATAAAAAATATCACCTGGGTATTGAGTTCCATTTAATTCAAACCCTTTTAAATTAGAAAATATTTTTGTTACTGATCCTGATTCTACTAGTGCGTACATATTATGATAATGTTAAATTTAAATTTCTTCCAACTTCTAACCATTTAGATCCGTTGTATCGAAAAACAAAAACATCTCCTTTAGCTGCTGTTGTTGTTAGTGTAGGTGCTGTATCGTCTGCAAATTCATAGATAGCATTAAAACTTAAAGTTCTTGAACCTGTCCCATCCTGAATAACAAGAATAGATATAAATTGACCTGTGGTGCTATTAGTAGGAGCAGCTAATGTTCTATTACCACCTAAAGTTAATTTACACACATCTTGTGTGGATGCATCCCAAGTTACTGTAGCTTGATCTGTAAGTGTAGATTCACTGTAATTTAATTTAGCAGATGTAATTAAATCATCAGCTATATCTCCAGCTGTTAATGCTTTGAGTGCAGGTTGCTGACCAATATAAGCCATCTTACGTGATCTCCATTATAGACAATGTTCCTGAAATTTTATCAGCTACAGAACAATCTATTTTAATTTCATCTGTTGCTTCTAAAACTACTTTACCACCTGATAAAAGTTCTAACGAACTACCAGCTGGTATAGACACATCTTTGACTAAAAATGATGTACCATTTGCAACGTCATTTGCACCACCTCTACTACCAGTATCACTAACTAATTCTACTTCAACAGTTACTGCTGATGTATGTATATTAGTAAGGATAAGGCCAAGGACAACAGTTGTTGTACTTCCTGCACAAGTGTACATTTTGTATGGCGTTCCAGCTGAAGCTGGCTCTGCTGCAAAGGTTACTACCTTAAAAGTATTTGCCATTTATTATCTCCTATTTATTATTATATTATATCGTTGTATTTTAAAAAGTCAATGACTATTATCCAAGAGCTATAGCTAAAGCTGTTGGGTCATCAGTTACAAAACCTGCACTAGTTAAATATGTTTTAACATCTGTTAATGCTACTTGTTTCATAGTTCCTGCGTCATTTGTGACCACTCTATCAGCATCTACTAATGTAGTAGAAGTAGCTGATGTGTCACCATCTATGATATTTATTTCTGAAGCTGTAGATGTTACTCCGTCTAAAATATTTAGTTCAGCTGTAGTAACTGTTGCACCATCTAATATTTCTAATTCTGCTTCTGATATTCCTGCAGATCCAATAGTTACTGTACCTGCAAAAGTTACATTAGCCCCACTAAATGTCATAGCAGTTGTAGGTGTAGATCCAGATTTAATTACTAGTTCTCCACTAGAATTTGTTAGACTACCAAAAGTCGTACCATCATCTTTAAGTGTAACGTCTGCTCCACCTGCATCTAAAACAATATCTGTAGTTGCATCTAGTGTAATACTAGATCCTGAATCTATTTCTGTAATAATTGGTGTAGTTAAAGTTTTATTTGTTAGTGTAGCAGTTGAAGCTGTTGATACTAATCTAGCATCACCGCCAGTGCTAGGAAGAGTTAAAACGTTGTTAGCACTTTCTGAGTGTGGTGCAGCTACTATTTGTTGACCATGAGAATTATTTTCACAATTAAGTTGAAGAGTACCTTGATTAGTATTACCTTTAATAGTTACGTGTCCTGTACCATTTGGTGCTAATTCAATGTCTGCATTTGATGTTGTTACAATATCCTGACCATTCATATCAAGATCTCCACCTAGTTGTGGTGAAGTATCTTCTACAACATTTGATATTGCACCTGAGGTAGCAAGTCCTGCAACTATTGCTGATCTTGCAATTTTTTTAAGACCACCACCAGAAGTATCAACTGCTAAAAATACATCATCATTAGCAACTGTAGATATTTCTGATAAATCACCAACAGCTATTGAGTTAAAGTTTGTACCATCTGCAATTAATAAATTACCTGCAGTGTTTGTACCCATAGTAATATCATCACCAGATACTGTAAGATCTCCAGAAATAGTTAAGTTTCTAAGTCCAGTTAAATCTTTGTTAGAATCTACTATGACTGCTTTTGATGCACTTACAGTTCCTGCTGTGATACCATCAACTAAATTTAATTCTGCAGCTGTTGAAGTAACTCCATCTAATATGTTTAACTCAGCAGTTGTGGATGTTACTCCATCCATAATATTTAATTCTGCTGCTGTTGCAGTTACACCATCAAGTATGTTAAGTTCTGCCGCAGTAGAAGTTACACCATCTAATATATTAAGTTCTGCTGCTGTAGCTGTTACGCCATCTAATATATTTAACTCTGCACCAGTTGCTGTGATAGTTGTACCATCTAAACTTAGAGTATCAATATTAGCTATGCCATCAATAAATAAATCTTTAAACTCAAGAGAAGAAGTTCCTAAGTCTATATCATTATCTGTAATAGGTACAATAGCACCATCTTGTATTCTTAATTGTTGTACTGCTGAAGATGATACTTCAACATAAAATTCTAAATGATTATTAGTTGTATCAACTAAAATTTTATTTAATGAATCTGCATCTCTAATTGTAGTTACAGGACCACCATCACCCGCAGTTCCATCATGCGTGTGTCCAGTGCTTGCATTAAATGCAGCTAATAATTGATTAAACTCATCATTAGAATGAGCGGCAGTGATTGTATCACCTGTTGTAAATGTTGATTGTCTTGCTGAATAACCTGCCATTATCTTCTTCCTCCTGGGGTAAATTCTAATTGAAAACCTTTTACTGAAAATGAATCAGCACTGTTTTGATCATCTATTTGTAATGCTATAGCAAATCCTGATCCTTCTACTGATTGTCTAAGTAAAGGCACACCTGATGCATCATATAAAGCACTACCATATAAAGCTACGCCATATTGACCAGCACCTGATACATTGGGTAATGCTATCTTAGATGGTTGTGGACTATCTTGGTCATCATAATTATATCGTAATGCTAAATTAGCATCAATACTAGTCCCTTCACCTTCATAGTTTAAATTAACTCTTTGCATGTATTTTCTAACACCTGGGTCTCCCATAACCATATCAGGTGATCGATATACTGCTTGAATTGTATTTGTGGTAGTTCCTGCACCAAATGTATTACCAGTTTCCATTTTATAAATGTATCCATCAAATCCACCAAAAACTTGTGTTTCAACTGAACTAATAAAATCTGAATCTGTACATGATGGTTTAATACCAACCATATCAGCATACTCAAAACCAATAGATCCTGTATTAGGATTATTTTTTAATACACCAATAATTCCTTTTGATGATGCTTGTGATCCAGCTGTAGTAGGATAGAACAGTCTGTATTGAGATTTAGCTCTTATAACAACTGATGATATTCTGTCTAAACCTATCTCATCAATTCTAGATTGTATTTGTCTAGATATAGATCCTAATTCAACGTCACCAATTCTAGCTGTACCTGCAATAGTTCTTAATCCATCAGGTGCTAAAAATATAACATCACCACCAATCTCTTGAATACTACCACCATCTCTACAGCCAATATTTCTTGTAACTTCTTGTACTGCAAATGTGCTAGATGATGTTCCTGTTAATTTATATATTCTATCTTCACAAAATATAATTAATTCATTTCTAAATACTTTTAATCCAACAACTGTAGAGTCAACTTTAAATGATCCTGCACCACTACC